GCCCTCAGGCCTTTGTTTTCTTGAGATTTCGCTCGAACCGAACCACAGGTGCGCGCTAGCGAAACGAAACGGGTATTTTCAGGGGTGTCACTGGGAAACCCTCGGGCCTCGCCCCCCCGAATACGGTCACAAACAGGAGGGACCCGTTCAATTTCAATGGGTTACGTGGCACAACATTTTGAACGGAGACTGTTTTTTCAGAAAACTGGTCACCATTTGCACCGCTTCGAAACGCCCCCACCCACGCGCGCACCTCTCGACTTACCACCCACATACCGACGAGAGGGCAAAAGTGTCTGGCAGTTTTTTCATCAATGCGATTTTTTTTAGAGCGCCGGATCATCGGCACGCGCGAGGTCAATCACCTGCTGCATCGACAGGTGCTGGCTGACGTACCGGCAGTTCAGTTTGTGCGCAATCAAGCAGAGGCCAAAGACCCAGTGGTGATGCGCAGAGGACCGCCGCAGCCCCACCGCCCTGCACACCTCGCGCCAGCGATAGCCATAGGCGCGCAGCCAGACGATCTGACCATCGATGGGCTCCAGCCCCGCCGTCCAGGTCAGCGTCTCCTCCATCCGACTGATGGCCTGCGGCGATGGCAGCACGCGCATCGGCTTGGGTTCCTGCCCCACCTTGTCGGCAAAGCTCTGGACCACTTCCGGCCAGGTGCTGAAATACCCCGAAAGCCGAGGCTCGGGCAGGCGCTTGAGGACGAAGGCCGCTTCCGAGAGGCGGGCCTCGACCAGCTTTGGTGTCCAGGCGCTCATCGGGACGTCTCCTCGTTCCTCTTGCCATAAAGCTTTTCCCCAAGCTGACGAACGAGTTCACGCTCGGACCAGGTCAGCCGGTCATCATTGACGCTGACCGCGAGCAGCCCCGTATCGCGCCAACCGTCGCGCTTAACTTGGTCGGGCCCGAGACGATCGCCGCCATAGCCAGGGAGATGCCACCGCATGGCTTTCATCGGCACACCTCCGGGAAAAGAGCCGCATAGCCGATCACATCGATGAGGCTGTCCTCGTGCCCCGGGTCATGGGAGAGCCGAACTAGCTTCAGATCGATCATGCAAAGGACAACCTGCGTTGCCGACACGGGGCGTCCGAGCGTGATCGACCAGCGTGCAGCAATCGCCGCGAAGGCCGCATCCGCTGCGCCATAGGCTTGACCTCGGTCTTCAAGGATAGCAGCCGCTTTATCGAGTAGCACGGCGCTCATGCGACACCGCCTTGGGTCTCCAAGGCCCAGTGCAGGATCGCGATGGCATCGGCCTCGTTGTCGTCTTTGGGGCTGTAGCCGCGGGATCGGGCTGCCGCGATCATCGCCTCTTTGGGCGCGTTGCCCTTACCGGTCGCATGACGCTTAATGGTGCCGACAGGCACGCCTTGGTAGGGCACGCCCCGCAACTCGGCCCAGCTTGTCAGGGACGCCATCAAGCCGCCGTAGACATGCGCCGCATCGGTCCCGAGGTGACGCCGCACCTCTTCGAAATAGATCGCCTCAATCGGGCCAGACAGGCGGTCGATCTCGGTGACCCAGTTCGTGAACCGGAGATAACGCATACCGCCGCCGTCATAGCGCCCAGGCTTGAAGCTGGCCGTGCCGCTCGTGATCAGGCCGTCGAAGCCGCACAGCGCCCAGCCAGTGGTCGTCCCAAGATCGAGGGCAAGAATTGACTTGGCCTGTGCAGAGGGTGTGACGGATGCAGCGGATAGTTCACTATCACCGTTACACGTGCGCGCATCTGCGCGCGTGACGCCTATATAGGGGGAACCCGTCACATCCGTCGCAGCCTTTGTTTCATTGGTCATTGCAGTCCCCCGCAAATAGGTCAGAGTTGTTGTCGCAAAGCTTGATCCCGAGGAAGCCGCGGGCCTTACGGGTGTTTTCGCGGGTGAACCCCTTGGTGCTCAGCGTCTCGGAAAAGCGCTTCATTGAGCCGGCATATTCCCCGTTTGCCTCGGCCCAAGCCTTCCAGCTGTTGAAGAGATCAGTGGACCCCGCCCAGAAAGCCTTGTTGCCAGTCTCGCAGCGCTCCTCGATCCAGCGCCCGAGCGCGTCTTCGGCCTCGAAATAATCCTCGGTGGCCGCCATCACGGCAGGCGGCGGGCGCAGGCCATGCTGTTGCCATTCCAGACAGCCTTGGAGCGCCCAGGCGAGGATGCCGTCCCGCTCGGCGAGCAACCGGTCGGGCAGGCGCTTGTCGCGCTTGGCGGCGGGGATGGTGACGGTGAACGGCACCATGTGAAGCCGCCGCTTCATCGCCTCGTCCACATTGCGAATGGTGGGCTTGTGGTTGCCCACGATCAGCAGCTTGAACTGCGGTATGAACTCAAAGAAATCCTGGCGCATGAAGCGGGCCGTGATCTTGTCCCCGCCCGTCAGGGCCTTGAGTTTGCTTTCGGCCCAGCGACTGCCCTGCTCAGTCTCGATCGAGGTCACGACCCTCGCGCCCCGTAGCCCCGCCATATCGGTCGGATGGCGATCCCCGTGGCTCGCCATGAACATGTCCATGGGCGCGACCGTGGCGTAATCACCGAGGATTTCCGTCAGCGTGTTGGCAAAGACAGATTTGCCGTTGGCCCCCGTCCCGTAGAGAAAGAAAAGCGCGTGCTCGCTGGTAACGCCGGTCAGGCAATAGCCGGCCATGCGCTGTAGGTAGGATTGTAGCTCGGCGTCGCCCCCTGTTACGGTTTCGAGGAAACTGAGCCAGGTTGGGCAATTGCCTTTGGGCGCCGCAGCCGCGATTTTCGTCATGCAAAGCGACTGATCATGGGGCTGGGATTGCCCGCTGCGCAGATCCAGCACTCCGGCTGTCGTGTTAAAGAGCCAGGGGTCACGATCCCACACATCTGTCGTCGTCGCATGGCGGCGGTCGCTGCGGGCGAGACGCTCAACAGCGGCAACGGTTGAGGCCGCCGAGAGCTTTGTTCGGACCTTTGAGGATGGCGAGCGCACTGCGGCGGCCCGACAAACCTGGCGCGCCAAATCAAAGGCCTGTAGCGTGTCCTCGCGCCTCCAAATGCGCCCGGTCCAGGTCAGCCATTGGCCCCAGCCAGCCACATAGCGCCAGGCATCAGAATGATGATCCGCGAAAGTTGACGCGAGAGCATCCTCTGAGAACCGCACGGGGCTTGGGCCGGCATTACCAGAGCCATCGCCACTACCGTAACCAGGCTCAGGCTCTAGGCCCTCTTCATCGGGGATTTCCCCATTGCGAGCTTGATCAAGGCGCCATAACCGCTCTGCTTCTTGCCGGAGGCGGGCATCTGGCCAAGGTGGGTCAATGCGCGCGTCGTTATACGCGACGATCTCCGCCCAAGCATCGGCCGGCGTAACATGCCCTTCCCGGCTGCGCCGGATCCAATACCCAATGACGCGTGACAGCGCATCGAAGCGGGTCGTCCCATCAACGCCGCCTTCGCGGACCGGCTTGGCAAATAGTTCCGGAACGCTGCCCCGCTCAGAAGGCGCGGCGTTAAAATCCAACGCCTCTGCAGCAAGGCCCTCCATCGGCGGCATCGCAAATATGGCTTCCGCCAGTTCACCAAGGTCAAAATCAACGGGGCGATAATCGAGGATAGAGACCAGCCGTTTCACACCCGACTTGGCATGAACGGAGCCCGCCACCCGAATGGGCTGGTGGGCGGATTTGAATGACGGATCGCCACCCACTTTGGCGGCAATCATCTGGCGCGCCCGGCAGACGCGGGCAATGTCTTCGCCTTCGGCAGGCTCCGTGAGCCGCCAATAGAGATGGAGCTTATCTTGCCCCTCGGGTGTAACGCCGCCGGACGCCACTTCGAGCGTTGGCGTGCCAAGGTGTTGAATAAGATGACTGCGCTTTGCTGCGATGTCGCCGTGATCGATGTCGACCAGGACAACCTGCATCTGTGCAATATGCTCAGAGCGTGCAGCGCCCGCCTCATGGACCGTGCCCGGCACGACGAAGAGCGCCATGCCCGTTTGCGCGGCCCAGTCCGCTTGATGGGCAAGCTTAACCCCAAGATCCTGATCAACAGGCAAGAATGGCGTATGCGGCGGCGCATCTGCTGCACCCTTTTCCGCCAGTGCGCGGACAGGTGCGAGGAACTCGCAATACCCAAATACCACATCCGCGTAGAGCGCGATCGTATTCGCGTCTGGAACAACAGGCTCGGCCACATCGGATGTTTGCAGATGATCGGTCACGCCCAGCACCTCGCGGCGTAGGAACAGAACCGGCATTCGAAATGCTCAGGGTCTGGCGTGTGGCGGGGCAGCTGCTCGCCCACATCGCACGCGCGCAAGATGTGCACGGCCTTATCACTGGCGGCCTGCGCAAGCGCCCCATCAAAGGGCACAAGCTCATGCCAAATCTCACAGGTGTCTTTGTTGATCGCAGTAAAGAGCGCCGGCGTCTCTGTCAGCCCGAGATAAGCCTGATAGAGCGCGATCTGTGCTGCGTAGATAGGCTTGGCCTTAACCACCCCATGCTTTTCGATGCCGCGCCAGTTTTTGGCATTGGCTGATTTGCATTCCCAAAGCGCAGGCACCGCCATGCCGTTTGGCGCCGCGACAACCACACCGTCGGCGTGCCCTTTAACCCGACCTCCTGCGACGGAAAATCCAAACTGATCGCCATGTCGGTTGCGGGTGCGCAGATCGAAGCCCGCCTTGCGCAGCCACTCGATCGCAAGGTCTTCCAGCACATGCCCAAGCGCAAAAATCCGAAGCGACTGGCCTGAAAAACCGCCGCCTTCATCCTTCGGGGTCTTGAGGTATTCGTATTGCAGGCGTCGCGCACAGGCATCTCCCAAGCGGCTGCCGCCAAGATAATCGCGGGTTGGCCGCGCGTCGTTCTCAGTGACAAGGGCATGGTCGATGATCGCGTTGACACCCTCGGCAAAGCTCGGGGGCTTTTCGCGGTGATTGAAGTCCAAAAGCGCGTCGGTCAAAATGGCACCTCCGAACTTGCGGGTGGCGCCGAGGCCAAAAGGCTTTCTTGGAAGCCATCGACCGCCGCTTCAGCCAGTTTTCCGGCCTGCATGGCCGTGAGGTCTTTGAAGCGGGTCGACCAGCCGATTTCGTCCATGAGCAGGCCCATGGACTTCATGGCCTGCGTGAGCGCTTTGCGCTCGCGATCGTCGGGATCAATCATCGGCGCCCTCCGTCAGTGGAAGGGCAAAACGCTCTCGCAAGAGCGAAGGTGTGAGGTCTGTTTTCATCGAGAAGGTCTCCAGGGGGACCTTCTTCACTTACCGACGAGACCTACAAAATGTCGGATAAGAACAATACAAGAACATCGAGATGTAGCACATGACGCGAAATGACGTCATATGGCACCAGATGACACTATATGTTGCTTGTAAATACATCCATAAACAACATATAGACAAAAAACGCAGATCATGTAAGGTCTTTTTACTGCCCGCGGTCTGTTCGATTCGCCTGTGCAGGACACCCACTGGAGAAGGAAGTCGCTCATGGCCACGTTCAACCCACGTGTATTCACCAACCCCTCTCGATTGAAAGAAATCGATCCTAATCGCCTCATTCTGTTTTTATCAACATGGTCGGATTACTTCATCGGCCGAGGCCTCGACCTGAGCGCTGCAGACACCTCAGACATGCCCTTTGATACTATCGCCGCCATCCTGATGAATCCGGATCAGGCTGTCCCCGAAAGCATGGTGAACGCGCTCTATTACGTGCACGAGACGGCCCGGAAAGAGCCGATGGATGAGCTGATCGAGCGCGCTGAAGCGGCCGGGCTCAACATTGCGCATGACGACAAAAACACGCCAGCCGATATCGCCGTTCAAATCTGGCTGGCAAAGCCTGATCTGCTTGAGCGCCAGCATGCGGAAACTGTCGCCTTCAACCGCTCTAATTTCACATATTTTGCAGGGACGTCGATCAAGAGGGCAGGATCTGAGGGCCAAATTGTCATCTCCGAGGCCCAGTGCCGTGAGATGGAAGCCCTGATGGACCCATGGTTTGAAAGCAAACGCCGCGGTCGTGGATCGCGGGTGTTCGTGTTCCCCCAAGAGAACCGCATCTGGATCCTGGTGCGCCATGGCCAGCCCATGCGGCGGGAGGGGGAGCACAAGGAAGATGGCAAGGATGGAATTGCCTTCTATCGTCCGCAAAAGGACGATGTGCTGATCTATGATGCCGAGATCGAGGAGCTTGGCGTCAATGCGGAGACGAAGGGCGAGCGAGAGCTTTATCTCAGAACGCTCGGCATGGTTCTTTTCGGAGAAGATGCGCATTTTGAACGGGCTGAACGCTACAATCTGAAGCCCCTGATCGATAATGGCCCCGCCGCCCTCGTCTGCGCGGACATCCCTGGCCTTTCGCGGGTCCGTTTTGTGGAGTTTGGCCGCATGTGGGATGGCACCTGTCCCGAATATGAAACTCGCCGCTCGGATGATCTTTTCGAGACCTATGGGGGCGACTGGGCGGCCCGGCTAAGCCTTGGTCGGCTGACATATGCCAAGTTCAAGGTGGCATTCGATGGCGACAAGAAAGAACGCTCGGTGATGATCCGTCCCGTCAACGTTGCCCGTTACGAGCGCGATGCCGACACGAGCCTGGTGGAAGCTTGGCTCAAGGCCCGCGGCTTCTGGAAACTGCAAACTGAGGCCGATAGCGATGATGATTTCGAAGTTCTGGAAAGCGCTTGATGAGTTGACCGACGGCGGATCATCGCATTGGGGCTGGCAGCAGCGCCTCAGCGACGAGTGGCAAGCGGTGGCGCCATTTTTGCCCGCAACAGGTAAAATGGCAGCCTCGCTCCCATGCCCGAACCCCGGGGGCGCGGGCTGTCCACGTCAAGTCATCATTCATGGCGACGGAACCGCCAGCGCCATTTGTGGCGATAACCCCAAAGCATGCCAATCGCTCGAAGTGACACGAGACGCGTTACGCATCCATGCCCTGAATCGGCGCAGCTTTGCGGAAGCCTTGGTCAAGGCCATGGAACTGCAACCACCGATCCGCAATCCTGCGCAGTCCTTTATCCAGCGATTGGGCACGCGCGAGCGGGCAGCTGGATTGGGGGTGCCCGTTTTTTTATGCATTCCCGGCGCCACCCCCAAAGTCACGCCACAAGATCTCGATGAAATTCTGGAAACGCCCACCCCGGTCGTGTTGCTCTGTCCAACGGTGGCCTCACTCCCGAGCACTGTCGCCGAACCGCTTCGGCGCCATGGCGTAACCATCATGCCCTTGGACACAAATCTCCTCGCACGTGGGCCTGGCAAATTTGCCCTCACCCCACAGGGCGATACCATCATGCAAGACCTGCTTGGGCAGTTGGGTGATATGGCCGCGCAAGCAAAAGGCCCTCAGCGCGCTTGGGAGCTGCCGCCTGGGACAACTTGGGAAGATATGACGATCCGCTTCACGGCTGCAGCATGGATCAATGTTGCAGTTGGCGGTGTGACCCGAGCCTTTGAGCCTGATGCCTTTGGTTTGCGCAACACCAAGACCCAGGAAACTGCCTTCAAAGAGGCTTGGAAATTCTTCTTGGAACTCGGCGCCCAAAATGGCCGGCATGCGTTGCGTTGCGCCAATTCAAAAGACACGCAGCTCCTGCAGAAAAATAAGCAGGCCCTGTCCAGGGCATTGAAGAAGGCCTTCGGGCTTGAGGGGGACCCCATCAAGGTCGTGAAGGGTGAATACGTGACAAGGTTCGTCCTGAGCGCAGACGATCTCCGCCAGGGCCGCCAAGGACAAAGCTCAACGAAATTTCGCTGAGGCCCGACGAAAAAACTCAAAATATTTTCCGCTCTCAAGCCGCTGAAATCACACTGATTTCGGCGGCTTCTTTCATTTACGCGCCACCAGTCCAGCCCTCCCAAGGAATTTTCGCTGGAGCCGGGTATTCGGGCCCTCGAGCCCGTCCACCTGGACGAAGGCGAATACCATGGAGCACCTCAACGCACTGATTGACCCCGCATCACGCATCAATCGCAACATCAACATCCGCGCCGCGCGCCTGGCGCATTCTGGCGCCGCCTCCGGCCTTGATGCCGAGGACATCGCACAAGAACTGAGGGAAGAGGTTCTGCGCCGCGCCGAACAGTTCGATCCCGATCGCGCCTGCTTCGACACCTTTGTCGATCGTATTGTCAAAAACAGGATCGCGGATCTTGCACGCCAAAGCCAGGCCGCAAAGGCCAGTCGCAAGACGCAGTCTTTTGCTACACCAATCCTTGCCCAGGATGGTCATGAGGGCCTCACACTTGCCGATACGCTGAGCGAGACCTCTCCTGCCTTTGGTGCAGACGATTTTGCCGCCGCGCACGGCGCAGGTCTGAAAACCGATGTGGCCAAGTTCCTCGCCTCCCTTTGCCCCAGTTCACGGCACATAGCGATTGCTGTGAGCCAGGGATCAGTAGCGGATGCAGCGCGTATTTTGGGCCTGCACCGCAGCACGATCTACGAGCGCCTCAGCGTCATTCGGAAAGCCGCCATAGCAATGGGGCTGGATGGGTATTTCGAGGCAGCGCCCCGACAGTTTGCGCCCCGCGTCGGTAAGTAGGGCCAAGAGAAATTCAAAAACATGCCGGGCCTTCGGGGGAATGCAAAACCCTTGGGGAAACACCTCGACCGCAAGCTCCAGGGCGGCGTCGGGCCCGGCAGTTGTCACCCCCAAGACGACCCCGGAGCATGACGAAACAGGAGCTGGATGATGTTCACATCACCTCTGAAAAAACTCCGCCAGTCGAACTGGCTCAGCGCTCTCCCGGATACGGTCGCAGTCCCCGCCATTGGCGGCAGGCTCGCCCGCAATTTGCCCATTGAGCGCGCCACTCTCGATCAGATCGCCTTTGCGCTTTTGCCTTTGGAACAGGAACGCCGCGCGATTGGTCAGAAAATCATGGCCCTCGAAGAGATCATCACGTTGGCCCGCAAGCAGGGGGCGTTGGGCGCCGACATCGCTGTGACCGCCGCCACCCAGGAATTGGAGGCACGTCAATGAACACCCCAACCGCACCCTCATCGTTTCGCATCATCACCGCAGATGAGCGTTTGAAAGAAACCCGCGGCATCAAAGGGGTTCTCACCGGAATTTCCGGGATTGGCAAAACCAGCCAGCTGTGGACCCTCGATGCCGACCGCACACTATTCGTAAACCTCGAGGCCGGCGAACTGGCCGTCCAGGGCTGGCCCGGTGACGAAGTCCGTGTTCGCGATTGGGAACGCGCCCGTGATCTCGCAGCTTGGATTGGCGGCCCCAACCCGGCGATGCGCGATGATCAGGCTTATAGCCAGAAAGACTACGAGCGGGTTTGCCGCCTGTTTGGCGACCCGAGCCTTTTAGACAAATACGATACGATCTTCGTGGACTCGATTTCGGTCGCCTCTCGCATTTGCATGCAATGGTGCAAGGGGCAGCCTCAGGTGCAATCCGACCGCAACGGCAAACTCGATCTGCGCGGCGCGTATGGCCTGCTCGGCCAGGAAATGATCGGCTGGCTGACCCATCTCCAGCATACGCCGCGCAAAAACATCTGGCTCGTCGGGCTGCTCGACAAAAAGGCTGATGACTTCGGCAAAACCTTTTTCGCGCTGCAAGTCGAAGGCTCCAAAACCGGCCTCGAACTGCCTGGGATCGTCGATGAGGTCATTACCCTCACCGAAATACAGCCCACAGAGGGCAAGGCATATCGAGCCTTCGTCTGCACCACGATCAATCCTTACGGCTATCCGGCAAAAGATCGCAGCGGGCGGCTGGGGACGATTGAGGAGCCCCATCTCGGGCGTCTGATGACGAAGATCCGCAGTGGTCAGCCCACGAGCAGCGCACGCGCTTTGACGTTCGACATGCCGTCCGAGGCCGACGCCATCCCCACCCCAACACAGACGCAAGGAGCATAAGCCATGGCAAGCGATATGGATTTCAATGGCGCTGACGCCCAGGATGCCGCTTTCGACCTCATCCCCGCCAACACGCTGGTCAAAGTCACCATGATCATCCGCCCCGGTGGCGCGGGTCCGGAAGGCTGGTTGACCCAAAGCCAGGCCAGTGCCGCCCAATATCTCAACACCGAAGCGATCGTGATGGAGGGGCCCTATGCAAGGCGCCGCATCTACACGCGCATCGGGTTCCGCGGCAAAGGCGTGGACGCCAGTGGCGTCGACAAATACGCCAACCGGGGCCGCGCCCTTATTCGGGGCATCCTCGAGTCCGCCCGGGGCATCAAGGCCAATGACCAGTCCGAGGCGGCGCGCGCAGCTCGCTTGATCCGCAGCCTTGGTGATCTCAACAGCCTCGATTTTGTGGCCAAGATCGGCATCGACAAAAACCGGGATGAGCCTGACGAACCCGGCCGCAATGTCATCAAGGCCGCTGTGGGGCCAGAGCATCGCCAATACGCCGAGATCATGGGGGGGCAGCCGGCACCCATCCATTCACCCTCTACTGCTCCACAGGGCTATATTGGCCGCGTGGTGCAGGACCCTTACGCCGGGTCTGATACCGCCTCTGACGGCGGCGCACCCTTCTGGGCACGCTGAGGGAGGCACGCATGATCCCTCGTGATTATCAAAGGGCGGCGGTTGACGCCGCCCACGATCGCACCGCCGCGCATGGCAACACGATGTTGGTACTGCCGACCGGCGCAGGAAAGACGGCCATCGCAGGCTTTTTCGTTGGCGAGGAAGCAGAGCGTCAGCGCGATGCGAAGGTTCTTGTTCTCCAACACACCGATGAACTCATCGAGCAAAACCGCGCTGCTATTTCCCGCATTTCGGGCCTGCCATCCTCTGTCGTCAAAGCCGAGCGGGATGACTGGGACGGACAGGTTGTGTTCGGCAGCGTGCAGACGCTGGCGCGAGCCAATCGGCGTGAGGGCATGCCGGCGGTTTCGCATCTCATCATCGATGAATGCCACCGCGCCGCTGCGACCAGCTATCAGTCCGTCATCGAGCATGTCCGCGCCTTGAACCCTCAGGCGAAGCTCTTGGGTCTTTCCGCCACGCCCGGGCGCGGGGATGGCCGCAGCCTGCGCCGCACCTTCAGCAATGTCGGCTACCATCTGCGGATAGGCACCCTGATCGCGCGCGGCCTGCTTGTTCCGCCACGCACCTTTACCATCGATCTTGGCGTCGATGATGAACTGGCGGGGCTCACCAGCACGGCAGGTGACTATGACATGCGCCAGGCTGACAAGGTCCTGAACCGCTCTGTCCTGAACGAAGCCGTGGTCGAGCATTGGAAAGACAAAGCGTCCGACCGACGTACGATCTTTTTCTGCGCCACCGTCGCACATGCCGAGGCTGTGGCCGACGCCTTCACAGCGGAGGGGATTTCAGCTGCTGTCATCTCTGGTGACATGGCCAGTTCTGAGCGCAGCAATCTCATCGCGCAATTTGATCGCGGGGACATTCAGGTTCTCGCGAACTGCATGGTTCTGACAGAAGGTTTCGACAGCCAGCCCGTGGGCTGCATCGGCATACTGCGCCCCATGTTGCACAAGGGGACATTCATCCAGGCCGTCGGCCGAGGTCTCCGCCGTGTCGATCCGGAACGCTACCCCGGCATCATCAAGACTGATTGTATTGTGCTGGATTTTGCCGGTGCTGCACTCCGCCACGGGTCCTTGGAACAGGACATTTCTCTCGACGAGAATGAAACGCCCGCAGGTGCACAGCCCTGGAAAACCTGTCCCTCTTGCGAGGCGGAACTGCCCCTTGGCGCTTCGATCTGCGATTTTTGTGGTCATGAATTTGCCCGCACCGTCAGCGAAGCGCAGGTTCTAACCTCGTTCGAGATGACAGAAATTGCCCTGCTGGACAGGTCGCCGTTTTCCTGGATCGATCTGCACGGCGACGGGCAGGCCCTTATCGCCAGCGGCTTTGAGGGATGGGCGGGCGTATTCCACGATGGGACGCTTTGGCACGCGCTGGGGCGGCCCAAACACCGCCAAATTCGATCATTGGCTGTGGGAACCCGTATTCAGGCTCTCGCGGCAGCGGATGACTTTCTCCGCGAAACCGAGACCAGCAGTGCGGCCGCCAAAAGCAAACGCTGGATCAATGACCCTGCCAGCCTGCGTCAGGTCGAGCTTCTGCACAAAACCGGGCTAACCGCCAGCGGGCTCGACTTTGGTCTCTCGAAATACGCCGCCAATTGCCATCTCAACTTCCGCTGGAACCAGGCCGCGATCAAGGCGGCGGTCATGCAAGACCTGCCTCGGAGTGCAGCATGAACCGACCAAACCCGCTTCACCCAGATCGCATGACGGCGCACGAACGTCGCGCCGAACTCTATGGCCTGTTGGCCACAGCCGTGGTGCGCCTCGCGGGCCGCAATTGCGACCATCTATCCGAGAATACTGGAGACGGTTCGCTACACTTCCCGCGCAAACAGAGCGGTACTGCAGCTCCAACTCAGAGGATATCTGCATGACCACACATGAACCAATCCTGGCGCGTTTGGCTGCCTTGAAAGCCATGTCTGTCAATGAACTAAAGACCGAATGGCAGGCGATGTTTGATGCGCACGCCCCAAACAACAGTCGCACGTTTCTGGAAAGCCGCTTGGCTTATCGAATCCAGGAACTGACCTATGGCGGCCCCGACAAGGCGACGCGACGCCTCCTGGACCTGCTGGCTGACGAGGTCGAGGGCACGCTGACGCGCAAGGCCCAGATTGCCGATCCCCGTAACCCCGTGGTGGGCACTAAGCTCATCCGCGAATGGGATGGCATCGCCCACACCGTGACCGTGCTGAAAGAGGGCTTTGAATGGGGTGGCCAGCGCTACAAGTCGCTGTCCGCCGTGGCACGCGCCATCACCGGCACCCGCTGGAACGGCTATCGCTTCTTTGGGCTGCGTGAACGGAAACGGGGTGAAGCATGAAGGACGTGTCCGCAAAATCCACCCGCCGCCTGCGCTGCGCCATCTACACGCGAAAATCGAGCGAGGAAGGACTAGAGCAGGAGTTCAACAGCCTGCACGCCCAACGGGAAGCCTGCGAAGCTTTTATTGCCAGCCAGAAGTCAGAGGGATGGGCGCTGGTTCGCGATCAATATAACGATGGCGGCATCTCGGGTGGCACGTTGGAGCGCCCCGGTCTGAAGCAGCTTCTGGCCGACGTCGAGGACGGCCTCGTGGATGTGGTTGTTGTCTACAAAATTGACCGTCTATCGCGCTCTCTGATGGACTTTTCCAAGCTGGTAGAGGTCTTTGACCGCAATGGCGTGACCTTCGTCTCGGTGACGCAGTCCTTCAATACGACCACCTCGATGGGACGACTGACGCTGAATATCCTGCTCAGCTTCGCCCAGTTCGAGCGTGAGGTCACTGCCGAGCGCATCCGTGACAAGGTGAAGGCCTCGCGTATGAAAGGCATGTGGATGGGTGGCTATGTGCCCCTTGGCTATGATGTCGTCGACCGCAAGCTGGTGGTGAACGAACAGGAAGCCGCCAAAGTCCGCATGGTGTTTGAGCGTTTTGTTGAGGTAGGCTCTGCCACCGTTCTGGCCCGCGAACTGCGCAGCGATG